AGCAGACCAAAGTCTTGGGTCAAATTGCGCCGTAGTTGTAGGAACAAATGCGCCTGAACCAGCGGCAAAGCCTGCAAAGTCCGTGTCAAAACCAAATCGTCTATTAGCAAAATTAATATATGTTAAGTATATATTTGTGCCAAATGCTGGGTCTGCTAAATACCAACTGTAATTACTAGCCGTCATTGATGGCGTTGTTGTTGCTTGATTATAAAGCCCGTAATAAGTTTTATTTCTTGGGTTAAGGCTAAACCCTGCGCCTGTAATGCTTGTTGCATAGGCAACGCTTAAATATCTTTCTGTGTATTGGAATGTCATTGGTCGCCATTGCAATACTGATGATGCAAGGCTAAATGATGATGATGCAATTGCGTTGACCATGCGACTAAAGAAATACCAATTGCCAGCAGGAATGTTAAATAATTGCACGGCTGGCATTTCTGTATTAATGTCATACGGGTCGCCATTAGAATTGACGGCAGTTGTGCCAGCAAATATTCTTTGTGTGTCTGTTGGAAATTGATATGCTGAATACCACACTTCTGCATACTGTGTTATGCCTGCGCTTGATGTTGTCACATTAACACTAAAAGCGGGATTGCTTGCATTAGGAATTATGTTTGAAATTGTAGGAACAGGAATTGTGCCAAAAGCTGATGGGCTTCCAATGCCAGTATTTGGTGCTGGCGTAAATTCAGTAACATTGTAATCATCATAAACAGCAGGATTAAATTCTGACATTTGCAATGATGCTGTTACTTGACCATCATCACTAAACTTTTCAACTACTTTTGTAAGTCTAAATTGTTTAGCAACCCATCCATAATTTGCATTTGTGACTGTAACAACATCGCCTGCTTCTAGTTGCAAGCCAACATAATTAATTTCAACTTGAACCTGCAAGTCTTCCCTTGCCGCCTCAAGCATACGATTGGCAATGTATTGGGCTTGTATGCTGTTATTGCACAAATAAAGACTAACTGATTGTTTGTTGACTGGCTCATTAGGAAATAACAAAGATGGATTAATAACAGCCAAATCAAATGATGCACTGTTAAATGAATCTTTTGCGCTACCATCAGGAAACTTAACTTCAATAATGTTAAAGCTGTTTGATATATCTATTGGTGAAATACTAATGGCAGAAATCATATTGCTGTCATTAATATCTATCACATTAGTCACAACATTAGTCTGAACAATCACGCCCCAAAGACCAGTAATTTCATTGTATTTAACTAGGCAATCACAACTGTCAGCCATGTTTTGTATTGACTGCATTAGTTTTGTGTTGGTATCAATTACACCATTAAATTCAAATCTTTTTATTGTGTTAGAGCCGCCGCTATAAGGGGTATAAGTAATCAATGCGTTAGAATAAGTATTCAAATCTGTTAATGATGTTGTATTTATATTGGCTAATGATATTGCCGCACCATATCTTACACTTGATAAAAAGTCCAAGAAACAATCACCCGGTGCTTTGCGAGAATTGGTAATTTGAAATCTTGTTTGATTTAATCCAGTTAAATTTCTTGATTGGCTATACTTGATGTGAACAATAGCAAAAGCGCAATTGCTCATTAGCTTTGAACCATCCCATGTATATGCAAGTCCTGATGCGTTTAAAACTGCGTTTGCGTTTGATGATGAATTGGCTGGATTGTTTGAACCATTGCGATATAAATAAACATCCATGTAGCCTGATACATCTTGAATTTCCCCCGTGCTTTCATCTTTAAGCCCTGTTACCTTATACAACTCGCCAGCAGTAGTGCTAAAGATTACAAGTTTGCCACCCCAATAAACATTGCCAAATGTAATTGTGTCAGGCGTGCCACCATTTTCTGTATTAGTAACTTCACTTAAAGCCATAACCCAATAAATATCTTGATTGTTTGTGCTAATGCTCATGTCAGTAATAATGCCGCCAACATAAGCCGAGCCATAAACTACTGGAATTTTATTGTCACCCGCTGGTGAAAGTTGCTGACGATTGCCCGGATTAGGCTGTGCGTTTTGATTTGAATTTGGTGAATCAGGTGCAAACAGTTTTGAAATAATCATTGATGCCGCAATGTTAATTGCAAATGCAACCACTGTTCCCAATGTTGTTGCTAAAAATGCAGACGATAAAATAAGTGTTGCAACCGCAAATGTTGGGGTTGAATAAATAAACCATATTAAACAAAGCAGAATAAATCTAATCATTATTTATCCAATTTTCTTCTATTTTATCAAACCCATACTTGCCATAATTAATGTCAGGGCTTGTTGTCATTTTGGTTATTGTATAAAGGGCAATCTTGCCCTCGTCTTTTAACTGCTTTGCATAATTAATATAAGTTTTAAATAAACGATAACCTGTTGTTTTGTGCCTATATTCTTTTTTAACAAACCATGCTAATTCATGTAATGCAATTTTAGTATCATCCCAAATTGTTGGAATTTTTATTCCCATAATAAAACCAATATCATCATCAATAAATATAACGCCTTGTCCTGCAATAATGCTATCAAGAAGTCTATTGATATAACTTTCGTTTTCCAATTCTTTGTATTGCTGAATTGGGCTTTCATTTCTAAACATTCGCAACATTTCAATCATTTGCGGTTTATCAAATTTATTAGCTTGTCTTATCATGAATTAGCTGGGGCATCTTTACCAAAAGCATAATTGATAGTTTCAATAAAATTTACACGATTCATTGATGTGTCGCCAGCATTAAAGAATTGCCAAGAATTGTTGTTGGTATATCGCCCTGCTGTTCTGTTTTGCAGAATTATTTGAATGCTTGATGCACTAACTGTAATTGTTCCAACAAACTGTCTAATTTCTTCCATCCATTGTTCTGAAATAGAAAATGAATTAATGTATCCAGTAAAGAATTTATAAAGACCACCTGTGCCACCAGTTGTAATTAACGCATTGTTTTGGTCAAAAAAACCATGCCACATTTCAATTAAACAACCTTTAACATTTGTATTTAATACCAATCCAAGCATTGCGGTGTCAATGCCAACAAGCGTCACGCTAGTTTCATTTGCTGTTGATTTAATATCTCGTTGAACCTCATTAATTTTTACCAATACACCAAGCCCAGTAAATGGTTCAGAATCAACCGCTGACACAGTAATTGGCGATGGGGTTGTTGCAAATCTATACACAGCCGTTGGCGTTGTTATCCGCACAAAGTCTGCCATGCGAATGTTATTGGTATTATCAACTGGTGTAATTATATTCATTACAGCACCGCCTCAAATGCTTTAAATGTGCCTGACCATTGAATGAAACTATCATTAGTCATAGGCGTTAAAGTATATGTTGGATATTCTCGCAAAATGACTGGGAAAGTAATGCCTGTGTAAGTGCCACCGCCCAAAGCAATCGTTGTGCCAAATTGACCAATCACACATTGCATTGTTGATGTCAGCGGTGTTATTAAACTGCGATGCACAGGAATGTTTACAGTTGCGCCACCGCCACGCTGAACATCGGCTGTTGCAATGTAAGCATATCTACCAACTTGCACAAAGTCGCCAGTCCTTACAATATATAATGTGCTTGTGATTGACGGCAACGACCCTAGAACAAGAGTTTTGTTTGCGGATGATGTCTGCCATAGACACGCACCTATTTGTGCGCTAGACATATCGCCTTGATACTTGATATAGTTTAGCCAGCCTGTTGAACCAAAGTTTAAATATTGTTCTGTGGCTTTATCGGCAACTCGCAATTCTGAAAGCAATGTGCGGTTTTGTGAGTAAAGCAAATAATTCATTGGCTTCATTTCAAAACCAAATGGTTGAACAGTAAGAATTTCTGATGTGCTAATGCGCTGATTGCGGCTAACCATTTGACCAACAAACTTTTGGTCATTAATAGCAACGCTTTCTGCAACGCTTAATATAGTATTCAATGGCATATCTTATCCTTATCTTGACATTGGCAAACTGCGTTGCGCTGACATATTAGATGCCCACACCGCCTGTTTGTTTCTTGCCAAAAACTGCGTTGCACTTTGTGTGTCAATTGCACTCATATTTTGAACAACTGTTCCATTATAAACTACTTGGGGCTGGCTTCCCATCATTGATGCTAATGCGTTATTTGGTATCACTGTTCCCGGTGATTTTGGAATAAACAATTCCATACCTCTTTCGCCAACAACTGTTGGTCTATCTATGTAACCACCTTCTGCCGCAAAGCCAAATCCGCTTTTCATTAAATCAGTTTTGCCTAAACTTCCCGATGTTCCTTTGCTTGCGCCAAATGAACCAAATGCGCTACCTAATATTTGACTAAACAACCCTGATGCTTGTGCTTGCAATTGCATCTTTATTAAATCTTTTATCATAGATGAAATTAAATCAGAAAAAGATAATTTTCCTGTTTCAACAAATCTTGATAATGCGTCATTCATTCCTGATGTCATGTTGTTAAATGCTTGTGCGCCTATTGCGGCTGAATCTCTAGCGGTTTCAGTAAAGTTGTTATACGCCCTTGACCAACCAGCTTGAAATGTTTTTTGCGCCCTAGTGTTTTCTTCTTGCGCAACAATTCTATCTTGCTCGGCTTGCTGTCTTTTCCCCATTTGCTCACTATCAAGACCAACTTCTGTGTCAGCCATGCGTTTCATCTTGCGGCTTAAATCAAAAAATTCCAACGCTTTTTGTTTTTGCGTGTCTGACAATCCAGCCAATTCTTTTTCATAACGCAATCTTTCAGCCAAAGTTTCAACATCTTTTGTTGCTAAATCAAATGTTTCTTTTTCTTGTTGCCGTCTTTCTGTAACTGCCTTAATAACATCTTCGCCAGCTTTAATCTTTCTTGCCAATTCTTTTGATTCTGCTACTTGATATTCATACAATGCTTTTTGCAAATCCAATTCATTCTTTTTTTGGTCAAGTGCAATTGCTTGATTGATTAACTTTGTTCCCAAAGCTGTATTTTCTTGCCCTGCATATTTTCCGCCTTTAGCAAACTCAATCATTGTTTTATATAAAATAGATTCTTGTTTGCCTAACAAATCTAATTGACGACCATATTCTAAAGATTGCAATTGCATTGCATCACGGATTTTTTCAGCCGCAGTAACACGCTTTTTATCTTCATCTGATGCAACAATGACACGACCAACAACAGGTTTTGCAACATTAGGTAATGCGCTGGCTGGCTTGCCGCTTTCTTGTTCACCATAAAATGCTTTTGAGTAAGCATTTTGTCCTACCATTATTTTCTTGTTCTTTTCCATGCTGTCAGCAAGTTGAACAATGTAATTTGCCATTGCAACCTTGGCATCAAACCAAGACTTTGCAATTCTATCGCCCCATTCTTCTAACCTTCTGAATGATTCTTCTGATTTGTCATAAGCACCTTTTGCCGCCTGCAAATCTTTGTTAAAATCTTTTAAATCAACACCGCGAATGCCTTTTCCAAGCAAATCAAACGCAAGTGCATTTCTACGAATTGGGTCTTCAATTTCTGAAAGCCCTTTAATTGTTTTTCGCAATAAATCTTCTTCACTTAATTTGCCTAAATCAGAAAGTGAAATTCCTAATTCTTTAAACTTATCGCGTGTCTTTTGTGTGCCTTGGGCGGCTTCATCAACTTTGTTTGTAAATGATCCAAGTATCTTGCCAGTGTTGTCTAACTTACCACCTGATGTTGATAATGCCGCACTCATTTCCAATACTGATGCAACTGACATCTCATTGGCTTTTGCCAATTCAGTCATTTCGTTTGCAAATTGAAACGCCTCTTTTGCAGTAGCAACAAGGGCTGTTCCTAATGCGGCAACCCCTGCTTTGGCTAACCCTGAACCAACAGAAAAAGTATTTAATCCAGTTTTGGCTTGACCAAGACCAGCATTGAATTCGCCTGAATCCAAACCTAATACAACACCAAGTCTTGATATGATTGCCATGATTATTCCTTCTTAAACTTACTTAAACTAAAGCCTTGTGCTTGCGTCATAAATGTCAACAACGCATCATTTGGATTGCTTGGTGCGTCTTTGTAAATGTAACCATAACTGTTATTTAAAATCTGCTTTAATGTATATGGACTTGTTTGTGGGTTTCTAGTGTAATTAAACACACCAGCAACCAATGAACCTAAAACAGATAATAACCCTTGATTGCCAATAATCCCATCAGCATACATTACAGTTATTTCATTCATTGTAACTTCATCTAATGCGTCAACGCTTTCTTTTGTATGCCCATTGAAGATAAGGGATGCCCTTACTTGCGCCCTCAATGAGCCTGTTACTTTTCCCGAATTTCTTTATAGTCAGGGGCAATAACTTCATTAATTTTATCAACAATTTGAATTTGAATTGGCAATGGGAATTCTTCTTCAACATCGCTATATTGCAAATCATCAAGCGTTTCGCCTGTTTCAGAAATTAATAATTTAATGTATTCAGTAATTCTGTATTGCAGAATTGTTTTGTTTTTAGCCGTTTCCATCATTGAACGACCATCAACAATAATATCATTATCTAAAAATTGAACAGTATCATCAGCCACATCTTTCAACTCAATCATTGACTTTGATATTTCATCATAGTTTTTTTGCACATCGTCTTGATTGGGATTTTTAAAGTAATCATAAATCTTTTCAATTTCGCCCACGCTTGGCACGCGAACCTTGAAAGTATGATTGCCTAATTCAAACTGGCGTGTCATTACTGATACACGATTGGCTTCGTATTTACTACCTAATGCTGATGATAATTTACTCATTTAATCTTACTCCTATATTGTTCTATCTTTTGTTTCAAAATTGATCCTAATGTTGCTACCACTGATGCCGTCTGACTTTCTAATGCTGGGCGCATAAATGGCTTTGCATTTACTTCTGCCGTGCCAAATTCTTGTGCAACTGCTCTTTGGTCATAAGCCACTCCTTTAGATTCTAGGAATTGCCTTTTTGCCATTGCTCTTTCTTTACCTTTTAACCCTTTGCTTAATTTTGCAAATTCTTGAGTTAAATTTTTTGGTATAACTTTTGTGCTAACAATTGCAATTGCAATATCGCTGTTTTTTATATATTGCGATTTTTTATCACGCCTTGTTGGTCTGCGTGCAATTATGCCAATTGATTCTCTTAACTTGCCAGTGTCTGTTGGCGCAAGCATTCTTGCCATGCTTTGAACCTTTAACATTGCCTCTCTCATTGCTGGCAATAAAAATTTTGAAGTTGATTTCTTATCGCCTATTTCATCAGCAAGCAATTCAAACGCATCAAGCGTTTCTTTTATGCCTGTAACATGAAATTTTGTTTCAGCCATTATCGCACCTTAATGAAACCATTATAGATTGCATCATTTAATTCTTTAACATACAAAACAACTTCTTGCGGTGACATTTTATCAGCATGATGCTTGGCAATCTCATGCACAAGGTTAATCCCCGTCACGCGCTGTTCAGGGAATCCAAACCAATCTTTTTTATCACTTGCCATTTTCATTACTAGAAAGCCAAGCAAATCACTTTTGCTGTTAATTTCTGTCATGTCTTATCCTTAAAGCCCCGAAGGGCATATATTATGAGTTTGACCATCCGTATTGATTGCCACGCGGATGAATTGTAAACATACATTTTGCTTCAGCACCTACAGCCGCATCAATTTGGAAGTTTCCTACACGACCATTGAAAGCATAAGCAACTGTGTTTGTGCCGTCATAAGCAGAAACAACAAATGTTCTGTCAACTGTGCCGTTATACGCATCAGCACGGATTTGTAGCAATGCTGTATCGGATGGATTCCATGCCGTAGTAATTGACATTGAAGTCGGTGCATTTTGCACAGGTATCTTGTCACCTTGACGCGAACCAGCAACGCCAAAACTTGCAACTGCATCATCCATACCAAATGCTGGCACAGTTTCCACAGGAACAGCCATACCAGCCGCGCCAGTGCCGCCTGCGGCTGTGCCAACGATTGTTGCTACTTGCGCTGTCCATACTGCCAAGTTTGCAGTTGTTAATGGTGTTGGTGTTGCCGCTGATTGCATCCACAATGCCGCTGAAAACCCCGGTAATACTTTATTTGGTAAAGCCATGTTATATCCCCTTAATTAAGCGTTATTAGACCAACCAAACTGGTTGCCCCTTGGGTGAATGGTAAACATACATTTGGCTTCTGCGCCAACTGCGGCATCAATTTGGAAGTTACCAATACGACCATTGAATGCGTAATAAACAATGTTTGTGCCGTCTGTTGCGGCAATAACAAATGTTCTGTCAATCGTGCCATTGTAAGCATCACCACGGATCAATAATAATTCTTCATCACTTGGATTCCAAGCGGCTGTTACTGACATAGATGTTGGCGCATTTTGCACTGGGATTTTATCGCCTTGGCGTGAGCCTGCAACACCATAAGATGCCACTGCGTCATCAGCACCAAATGCTGGCACGGCTTCTACAGGAATTGCATTAGCCGCAACTGCAATAGGTGCAACGCTTGCCACTAAAGACAATTGCGCCACTGTTAGCGGTGTTGGCGATGCTGTTGGTTGCATATATAGGGTTGCGCTAAATCCGGGTAATACTTTATTTGGTAATGCCATAATTAAAAATTCCTTCAGTCAAATAAGTTAAAAATTAATGTCTTATGCTGGTATGTCTAAAGTGCAATCTAAAAACACATTAAACAAATCAATCTCATCATCATATCCATGATACAACATCGTCACATCAGCCTTTGATATATTAAAGCCGTTTGTCGTGCCAAACATTCCTGAATAACCATGTAATGACTGCAACAAAGTGTTAGTTAACTCAAAACCATCAGCCATGCCAGTTTGCAAATTAGAAGTAAAAATACTTATTTGGAATGTTGGTCTGTCAATGCCTTTGTTGGTTTTATAGCCAGTATAAACATCTTGATGAACATCTCTTAACTGCCATGTCACAAACTTTGGTTGCGTTGCAAAATTTCTGTTAAACATTGCATAAACAGGCACAGGCGTAAATATGCTTGTTAGCTGTTCTTGAATTGCCTTTGCATATTGCGTAATGTTATTTTGTGCTGTCATATTATACCTTGGTTGAAGGTTCGCTTCTATAACACATAAATGTTATTGACATTTTATCATTGCTTTCAACTGCGTCTGTAATTCGCCAATCTTGACCACTTCTTGTAAATGAATAAAGATTTTGGTTGTTAGCAATATCAACCA